AGGCCGGCTGGCACAGGTCTGGCCGGATCGCGGGTTCATCCCCACGCCCGACTACACCTACGGGTAGGCCATGAGCTTCGCGCTGGCCTTCAACGCCACCTACTTCTCCGGGGCGTCACGCACCCTGCAGGTGCCCGGCCGGTTCCACTGCGGTCTCAACGGGCGCGGCTACATGATCGACACGGCCCGGCTGCAGGAGTTCCGGCGCCAGTCGATCCCGCTGCTGCGCGAGCAGCAGGACACCACCGACTCACCCGGCGAGCAGACACTGTCCCCCGAGGAGCTGTGGCGGCGCAGTCAGGACGACTGGACGCACGGCGCGGGCCAGGTACATCTGGACCGCAAGGACTCCGACAGCCGGCGCTTCCGGTCCTCCAAGGGCATTGACATCTGGACCCGCTGGCAGATGTCGCTGCTGCCCGGCACGGCGGTGCGCCGTTCATCGGCCAACACCGGCCTGGCGCTGACGCCGGTGGGCGACCGGCTCTACGTCCTGGACGGCGCTGGGCTGTTCCACACCACCAACCTGACCACCTTCACTGCCGTCACTGGCGGACCGGCCACTGCCCCGTCCAGCATCGCCAGTGACGGCTTCAACGTCTACACCGCGCATGGGGCAAGCGGCGTCTACAGGACCACCCGTGGCGCCGCGACGACCGCTTCCCATGCCACCGGCACGGTGGGCGCCGTGGGCTACGTCAAGGGCCGCCTCATGGCCGCCTCTGGCCCGTCCATCTACAACGTCACCGTGGCCGGCGCGCTGCCCGCCGCCCTCTACACCCAGCCCAACACCGACTGGACATGGGTCGGCTTCGCCGAGGGCCAGGCCGCCATCTATGCGGCCGGCTTCTCCGGTGACAAGTCACTGGTCTACCGCACCGCCGTGAAGGCGGACGGCACCGCGCTGGACGTGCCGGTCGTCGCGGCCGAGCTGCCGGACGGCGAGATCATCCGCAGCATCTACGGCTACCTCGGCTTCCTAGTGCTGGGCACCGACCTCGGGGTGCGCTTCGCTGCTGCCGACGTCAACGGCAACCTGACCATCGGCGCGCTGATCCGCACCGCCGGAGCGGTCCGCTGCTTCGAGGGCCAGGACCGCTTCATCTGGTTCGGCTGGACCAACTACGACGACGCCTCCACCGGGCTCGGCCGGTTGGACCTGTCGGTGTTCGTCTCCTCGCTCGCGCCGGCCCATGCCTCCGACCTCATGGCGACCGGGCAGGGCAGCGTTGTCGGTGTCGCCACCTTCCGGGGCGTGCGGGTGTTCGCGGTCGACGGGCTCGGCTTCTACGAGCAGACCGCCGCGCTGGTAGGCGGCGGCACCTTGGACACCGGGCTCATCTCCTTCGGCCTGCCCGACCTCAAGACGGCGGTCTACCTCGACGTCAAGGTGGCCCAGCCGGTCGACACCAACCGCGCGTACATCTCGGTCGACAGCGGCGCCTTCGTGCTGATCGGCACGCGGTCCTCTGCATTGGTCGACCCCTTCACCGTCGGCGAGCTCTCCGGCGAGGTGTTCGAGGTGCGGCACGAGCTGCAGAACCTCGACGCCGTCACCACCGCCGGCCCGGTGGTCAGCCGCTACACGCTGCGCGCCTACCCGCGCCCGTCACAGGGCGAGATGTTCATGGTGCCGGTGCTGCTGCACGAGAGTGTCGAGACGCTGACCGACACCTATCGCCAGGACCCGCGCGAGGAGTACACCGCGCTGGTGTCGCTGCGTGAATCCAAGCGGCTGACCACCTTCCAGCTCGGGCTGGAGTCGCACACGGTCACGGTGGACGACGCCTTGATGCAGTACAGCCATCTGACCGAGAGCAACACGGCCTGGAACGGCACGGCCTTGCTCAAGTTGAAGTCGTTCGCGGACTAGGAGACACGACCATGCCCCTGCGCGAGTACAGCGGTAACGCCAAGCCGACCTCCCTGGGTGGCGCGGTCTCGGCTGCCGCCACGGCGCTCAGCGTGGCCGACGGTGCCGGCTACCCGACCGGAGTCGCCGGGCCGTTCGTCGTCACCATCGACACCGGGCTGGCGTCCGAGGAGAAGGTGCTGTGCGTCTCGCGCACCGGCAACACCCTCACTGTCGCCGCAGGCGGGCGCGGCTTCGACAGCACAGCCGCTTCCGACCACGGCAACGGCGCGACGGTCTTCCACACCTACTCCGCGACCGACGCCCGCGAGGCCAACGCCCACGTCAACGACACCACCGGCGACCCGCACCCGCAGTACGTCACGCCGGCCGAGGGCGCGATCCTGTACGCCTCAGCCGGCGATGTCGTGAAGAAGGCCGGCGGTGACACCGTCACCGCCTCCGCTGCCGCAGTAAGGCCGCTGGTAGTGAAGGGCGCAGTGAGTCAGACTGCCAACTTGTTCGAGGCGCAGGACAGCGCGGGAGCGCTAGTGGCTGCGATCCTCAGTAACGGGCAGATCGTCGGGCGCTTCCACGACGCGGCCGAGAACGCCGTCCTGGCGCGGCGGATGAAGGTCGGCAACGCAGGTACCGGCCCCGGCGGTATCGGTCGCGCTGTCTACGTGGACTCGTGATGGACCCCGCCGACCTGCTGTTTCTGCACTCGACCCTGGCCGCGACCATCCGCGCCCAGCAGGCCGAGATCGACCGACTCAACGCCGAGCTCGCCCGCCGTGACGCCGTGAGGGAGTCCTGAGATGGAGTACACCAGCCTGTCGGCGGCCGACAGGGAAGGCATTGAGGTCGCGCTGATCCACGTCAAGGGCGCGGCGGTCAGCGGCAAGCTCATCCGCGCGCTGGAGGCTGACCACTTCGCCCGCACCCTGCTGGGCAAACCGACGGCTGACGTGGAAGGCGAGCTCGACAAGCTGCGGGCCGAGAAGCCATGAGCGCCCATCGCCTTGGCTGGGGGCCGCCCGGCCTCGACCAGACCAAACGGGTGCTCTGCCCAGGCATCCAGCTCAACGTCCGTCCCGCCGTGGTCCCGCTGTTCGCGGAGCTCGTCCGCTGGCTGGCCGCCGAACGGATCAAGCACGGCGCTCCGGCGCTCGACTCTTCCGGCGGCTACAACAAGCGGCTGGTCCGTGGCTCCGCAACCGCGTGGTCCAACCACTCGTGGGGGCTGGCGGCAGACTTCAACGCTGCGACGAACCCCATGAGCTCGACGCTCCGCACCGACATGCCACCCGGCACGAGCGCCAAGGCGAAGTCCCTCGGGATGCGATGGGGCGGGGACTACGAGGGTCGCAAGGACCCGATGCACTTCGAGGTCAACGTCACGCCCGAGGAAGCCGCTCGCATCGTGCTGCGACTCCGCACCACCTCTGCGGTGCGGGCCACCCCGCCACCCACACCTGTCCAGGAGGACGACATGGCTGCCAGCTTCACCTTCAACGACGGCAAGAAGACGTACTGGAGGGACGGCGGCGACACCGTGTGGGTGCCAGAGCAGACCGACGTCGCCAAGCTCCACGCCGGGGGCGTCAAGGATCTCGGCCGGTTCAGCGCTGAGTTCACCGCTCGACTGGTCGAGGCGGCGAAGCAGTGAGCCCCTCGCAGTACGCCAAGGCCATCGTCGGCGCGCTCGTCGCGGGTCTGTCGGCGCTCCTGCCCGTCATGGAGGACGGCTTGACCGCGACTGAGTGCGTCGTCGCTGTCATCGCCGCCCTCATCGCGCTCGGCGCGGTGTTCGCCACGCCGAACCAGGCCCGCGCCGGCCACGCGGCCGACCCCGATCTGTCCGAGCAGTCCGGCTTGGACATCGACAACAAGGAGTAGACGTGTTCGCAATCGCCTCTGCCGTGTCCTTCGCCGTCGCTCTGATCCTCACCTTGATCGACGCCGCCACCGACTTCGACTTCGTGATCCTGGGCCTGCTGCTCCTGGCCCTGCACTTCGCCGTCCCGCTGACCCGGCGCGCGTAAGCCGACATGCGATGGACACCATTGCGGACCTGGACATCCGCCTGGAGGTAGAGCGTGCCGCCTTCCTGGTCTCCGTGGAGGACGGCGACATCAAGGCTGCCGACGTCCACTACAAGCGACTGGACGCCCTGCTGGACCGCCGCATCCACTGCCCACTGACCGCCATCCCTTCGCAGAGGCAGCCATGAGTGGGGACAATCGCGCCTGGCTGCAGCTCGGCATGGCGGTCATCGGCGCCGGCTTCGTCATCGGCTCGGTGGTCACCGCTGCCGCCACGTCGATGCTGGTCTACATGCGCTGGGCCTGCTGCGACGAGGTCGACCTGAGCGACTAGCCGTGCCTAGTCCGTGCCTGTTGGGCACCTCCACTGCTGTTCACCGTAGATGACGGTGGAGGTGCCCTGACACGTGGTGCTGCAGGTCAGGCGATCTCTACTCCGATGAAGTGCCAGGTGGGAGCACTACAGCAACCATCTCGGTGTGTTCCGTCATCGGGAACGCGTTGCAGGGCTCTGACCTGCAGGTTCTCAGGATCATGCCTGCGGATGTGCCTGCTGGGCGTCTTCGTGC